CTGATACTACCCAAAGTGGAACGGCTACGGCCACCCAAGATGAGCAAACCCAGTCTACCCAGACTGATCAAACACAGCAGCAACAGACTGCTACTGCTCCGGCTACCCAGACAGCACCCGCTGAATCGGCAACCCAGACGACTGACGAAACAGCCGCCGAAGAAGATGAGAGCTTTAATCAATATCAACCAAATATTCCAGATGTGCAACCGCTCGATCTTTCGAAGTTACCGGTCAATGACGAAAACCTGATTGACCCCAACGCACTGGCAGGTGCCATTAACCAGCAGATCGCTTCGGCCGAGCAACGGGCAGTCGCCCGGGCTCAGCAAGGCTTTAACGAGCAGCGCGCCGAGGATCAGGCCTGGAACAGAGCCTATGAGAAATACCCGCAACTGCGGAGCGACAAGGAACTTCGAGCCCTTGTCCACCAAGCTCGGCTTGGCGAAGTAACCGATATGCTGTCACGGTCACAAGACCCCCGCAGCGTGAAGTTACCGACTCCCAGCCAGATTGCTGGCAAGTTGTTCAAGTACATGGGTACTGCCAAACAGGAAGGTATGCAACAAGCCACGACCAATACGGTTATTCAGCAATCCGCACGCCTAGAAACAGGCGGCACGCGGACGAACGACAACGCTGATACCAAGGCCAAGAACTTCCAAAATATTAACAACCCTAACCGAGAAGTCGCCAAGAAGGCAAGGACGGATCTTCTGAAAAGTATGTTATTCGGCGACTCATAGAAGGACTTTAAGCAATGGCCCAAGCAGCTAACTTTACGTATGACGACACCGCGATCCGCGAGGATCTGCTCGACCTCATCGTAAACATCGATCCAGAGGAAGACCAGCTATACGTAGGACTGGCAAAACACAAAGCAAGTCAACCATACCACCAATGGCTGACTGACACGTTGGCCGCAGTGGCTACCGTGGCTCGTAACGAAGGGTTTGATCCAAGCTTCGCGGTTCGTACCAATCCATCGCGTGCGGCGAACTACACGCAGATTATCTCTGCGGAGTTCCAAGTTACGGACTCAGAGCGTAACAGTAATACTGCCGGCTTCAAGGACCGCTATACCTATGAAATGCAGAAAGCCATGCTGGAATGGAGACGCTTTGCGGAATATTCCATTGTGCGTGGTTCGCTGATATCGGGTACCGGTTCGACAGCACGGCAGTTGGCCGGTGTGTTCGCACAGATCACGACCCTGGCTACCAACCAGGCTTCAGTCAGTCTTAGCGAAACGATGATGAACTCATACCTGCAGAACGCCTGGAACAACGGTGGTAATGTCGATATGATCCTCGTCGGCGGTACGTTGAAGCGACGTATCAGTACATTCACCAATACCAACACCCGCTTCGTTGACGCGACTCAAAGCAACGTCAATAACACGATCAACGTCTACGATTCAGACTTCGGTCGTGTAGAGATCCATAAGCACCGTTACGTATCCGGCCAAGTCGATGACACGAACCTGCGTATGGCCGGTATCCAGAAAGACAAATGGGCCGTGGCTCACCTTGATGAACCACACTACCAGGAGATCCCAAGGACTGGTTACTCAAGCAAGGGTATGATCGTTGGTGAACTGACTCTTGAAGGTCTTAACCAAAAGAGCTCGTTCGCAACGACTAACCTACAGTAGAAGAGGACAAAAAACAGATGGCAACCACAGACGGAATAATAGCTGCCTTGAAGACGTTTAACTCGGCTATAGACAAGGTACTTTGCTACCCTGCCGGGCCTAAGCGCTGGCGTGCTGCCAACAACCTGTGGTTGTCTCTGTCCTATAAACATCGTGAGGAGTATGCCGCGGTAGTCAAAGAGAATGCGGACTACCGCGCGGCGTTGGGACCATTTAATAAGTTTGCCCAATCCAATGATAAGAACTCAGGTTTGCGCAGCTACCTGAATATCCCGGCCGGGGCTTATTACATGATCCAAAGAGCCGATCCGAATGTCTTCCGCAAGCCGGAAAACAACAAGAAGTTCTTCAATGAGTTTAAGGAATACACTACAGCGGAGGCGTTTTAATGAGTCCGTTCGACTTTATCAAGAGCGTGTACCATGGCGTATCGCAGGACTTGGGTAATATCTTTCACCCGGCTCAACAGACACAGCAACTGAGCACTAATAACGGCCAACCCAAGCAGTTTGAGGGTGCGACGCCGCCGGCAACAGTTTCAAGTCCGCAAGGCCAGATACCTTATAACCAATCCATACACCAGACCCAGAACTATGCTGATCCGCGTATGATCGCCCAGGCGGTATTGCAATACCGGCAGTCCCAGCCTACTGCGCTGGCTCATTTGTTTCCGCAGCAGCCTGTCCAAATGCAAGCCCAAATGACTGGCCAAGGGGTGCCGGCATATCAACCCGCGCAACAAGACTACCAAGTGCAGAATAATGCGCCAGCCGACCGGCTGCAATATGGCAATGATGCGACGCCCCTCATTGGTCAGTTACAGGTACAAAACCCGCAGATCCAACAATTATTGCAATACTATAGAGGAGGTTTGTAATGGCGATTGTGTACCAAACCGATGTGATGCAAGACATGAGTTTCCTGTTGGGCGAATCGTCAGTACCCAGTACCGGCACCGACGACCGGCAACGGTTTATCCAGCGTGCACTGGACCGCGTCTACCGAGCCTACAACTGGCCGATGAACAAGATAGCTGCCACGCTACCGATGGTTGGCGGTATCGCTTCCTTGCCGGCTAATTTTCACCAGGACTCCAATATGGATATCCGCGTTGTGAACCCGGGTGTAGGCGACGACAACATCTTCAGCCAAGTAGGCTATGATGAGCTCGATGGTTACCCGACGAACCAATATCGTTACCGTTTGAGCGGCTATGAAGGCGCTTACCTCTTAGAAAGCAGCGAGCCCACACTGACGACAACCTTAAATATTTATTACGAGACGACAAGTCCGATTATTAACGCTTCGGTGGGTACGCCGTTTCCAAGTTCGATGTGTCTCGCAAGAGGTGCGCTTGTCTATTACCGTGTTGCTGAGAACCCGCAGGCGGATATCGCCCAGGAGGAATATTTATTCCAACAAGAGCTTGACGAAGTAATCAGCCAGTACAACCGCAGCCGGCCGCAGCCGAGAGCCAAAACATTACACGAAGCTATGGGCACCTATCCTGGCGACATAACGAATGTGAACTCTTTCAATGCCAACTAGAAACCCGCGATCAACTTTAAGCAAGATACCGTCGAAAGCCGGCGGTCGTTCGCCATACCAGACCTTTGTGGTGATCAATCCCGGCAAAGGTCTTGACAACCTATTGTCGGACAATATGATCGACGACCATGAAGCTTCTTCGCTAGAGAATATTCGGATTGTCGAATCGGGCGCACCGGCCAAAGCCACTGGTTATACGGTAGCTGGCACAGGACTCAGCAATAATCCCAGAGGCTTAGGTTTCTTCAACGATACGATTGCCGGCAATAAGACCTTACTGACTATGGACGGTACGGCTCTTAAATATCTGACTGGCAATACGTGGACAACGATCAGTGGCGCTTCGTTTGATGCCAGTAGTCAGATTAACTTTACAGTGGCGCGTGGTTCGATGTTCGTGCTCGATGGGGTTAGTCCTATTGCTAAGTTAGCTACCGGCAATACTCTGACGCGCAATGGCCATTCGCCCAAAGCCAAGTTCTCGATTTATTATCAAGGCCGCCATTTCGCTGCAGGTGTTGATGGCCAACCAAACCGTCTGTACATATCCAAGACAACTGATGCCAGTGAGTTTACGGTCACAACAGGCGGTGTGCAGCCGCAACCGGACAACAGCAATGATGCTGACTCCGGTGGACCAAACGTCCCGGGTGCGACAGCCTTCAGTAGTGATGCTACTGGCAACAATGCCAACGCCCAAGTCGTAGATATTAACAAGTTCGATGGTGATAAGATCACTGCGCTTGGCAAGTTCCAAGACGCCCTGATTATTTACAAAGAGCGGGGTATTTTTCAGTTGACGCTCGACTCGACGGGTTTGCCAGTGATCGCTTCCATTACTAAGAGCTACGGCTGCGTGTCGCATCGTTCTGTCGATAACGTCGAAAACGACGCCTTTTTCTTGTCGCGCAATGGCGGCTATGTACTAGGAAACGAGCCCAACTACTTCAACGTGATCCGTACCAACGAATTAACAGCCCGGATCCACGGCGAAATTGAGAATATCAATCCAACTAACTATACGAATGCCAGTGCCCTATTTAGCCAGTACGTGTACTACTTAGGCATTCCTTCCGGTGGTGTGACGAGCAACAATGTGACCCTAACGTATGATAGGCGTTTCCAAGCCTGGTCGAAGCTGACCCACATACAGCCGGAGTGCTTT